TATCTATTTCATGGAATGTTTCCTATTGATATAAGCGAAATAACTCTTGATTGGGGAGATAATGATTCGATTGAGGAATTTACAGTTACTTTCGCATACGATTATTGGACCGCTGAAGTAGGCACTGGTACTGCAGCAACAACTAAAACCGGTCCTGCGCAACAGGATGTAGGCGCATTTTAATAATATTAATATTATTTTTTTCTGATTTTGCAAGTGAATAAATAAAACAGTAATATTTTATTCACTTGCATTCAGGAATAAACATGGCTATTGATATATTTGGTTTTACTATTGGAAAAAAACAAAAAGATGAAGTAAAAGTTAAATCATTTGCTGAAGTTGAAAATGATGATGGTTCCGTGACGGTTGCATCTGGTGGTGTCTATGGTACATACATTGATACCGAAGGTGCTATAAAAAGTGAAACGGAATTAATCAATCGTTATAGAGATATGTCATTACAGGCAGAAGTTGAAAATGCTATAGATGATATCATTAATGAAGCAATTATTTCAGTAAAAGATAAACCAATAGTTGATATAAAATTAGATAATTTAAATTTATCTGATAATATTAAAGAAAAAATAAAAATTGAATTCAAAGAGTTGTCAAAACTTCTTGATTTTCAAAATTTAGGATATGATCTTTTTAGAAGATGGTATATTGATGGGAGAATTTATTATCATGTTATTATAGATGATAAAAATCCTAAAAAAGGTATTTTTGAATTAAGATTATTAGATCCTCGCAAAATTAAAAAAATTAGAGAAAATCAAACCATAAAACTTCCAAACGGTTCTTCTCAAAAACAAATACAAGAATACTATGTTTATAATGAAAAAGGAATTTATCAGGCACAAGGTCAAACCATAGGTACAGCATTCACAAATGCGGCTTCAGGTTTAAAAATTTCTATTGATTCAATAGTATATTGTCATTCCGGGTTATTAAACGCCACAAAATCATTAGTTTTATCATTTTTACATAAAGCTATCAAACCTTTAAATATGTTAAGAATGATTGAAGATTCATTGGTCATTTATCGTATATCTAGAGCTCCTGAAAGAAGAATTTTTTATGTTGATGTCGGGAATCTTCCCAAAGTTAGAGCAGAACAGTATATGCGTGATCTAATGGCAAGATATAAGAATAAATTAGTATATGATGCAAATACAGGTGAAATTCGTGATGATAGAAAACATATGTCCATGCTTGAGGATTATTGGATGCCTAGAATGGAAGGAGGTAGGGGAACTGAAGTTACAACATTACCAGGAGGACAAAATTTAGGTGATATTGAAGATGTGATTTATTTTCAGAAAAAATTATATAAAGCATTAGGTGTACCACTATCTAGACTGGAATCTGAAGCTTCTTATACTATAGGTAGAGCGACAGAAATTTCTAGAGATGAAGTAAAATTTACTAGGTTTATCAATAGATTACAGAATAGATTTACATTACTTTTTGATGATTTGTTGGAAAGACAATTGAGTTTAAAAGGTGTAATGAACAGAGATGACTGGAAAAAAATAAAAAATCAAATTTATTATCATTTTGAAAGCGATAGTCATTTCACAGAAATGAAAAGAAATGAATTATTACAAGATCGTTTAAATCTTTTACGAGATTTATCTGAATATGCTGGAAAATACTATTCAAATGAATTTATCAGAAGAAATATTTTATTGATGAGTGATGATGATATTAGAACAAATGATGAGCAAATAGCAAAAGAATTAGATGATCCTAGATTTTCTGGTGAAGATGATATGAAAATGGGAATGGAAACAAACTCTGTAAGTCATGAAAAAACAGATTTTTTAAATGAAGAAAAAATTGAAAAATTAATTCAAGATAAATTTGATTCGACAAAAAATGATGAAAAATTGAAAAACACAATTAATGATATTCTCTCTACTATAAATTTAGACGATTAATTAAATGTCAAATGAAAACGATAAACAGGTAAAACTAAATGAAGTTTTAGCTGCCTCTCTAGCCTATACTCAAAAAGAATTAAAAAGAGCAAAGCAAGAGTTAATAAAAGAAATTAGAGAAATCTTAGATCCAGTAACTGGTGAAAAGATTAAGGTCCTAGAAATAAAAGGTGAACAAGGACCTAGAGGTGAGAGAGGGGAGCAGGGTTTAGAAGGTTTACCGGGACCTAAAGGAGATAAAGGGGAAAAAGGTGATCCTGGTAAAATGGGGCCTCAAGGATTACAAGGTCCTGAAGGTCCGATGGGTCCTAGAGGACTTTTAGGGCCGCAAGGACCACAAGGACCTAAAGGTGAAGACGCACAAATTCAACCTTTAAGAGATGAGATTGAAACCCTTAAAAAAGTTGTTAAAGATATTGGTTCTCAAGCAGCATCAACTGCGCAGAAAGTTATAACTGGTTGGGGTGAATATTATGGAGGTGGAGGTAGTGATCCTGAAAAAAGAGTATACGGTAATAATTTAAATGTCACTTCTAATACAGTTCAATTGTACTCTAATACAGAGTACAATACCAGTGAAAGTATTTTACAATTTAAATCAATAAAAACTGGTAATGGATTACTTGCCGCACAAAATACAACTTCAATCATAATATCTTTTGATCCTGAAATATTATCAATTAGTGATGATAAAAATCTTATTGTAAATAGATCCATAACAATTGGAGATACTCAATCGTTAAAGATTGGTGTAGGTACTCAAAATGCTGTTTTAGGATTTCATAGTTCTTCTGGAAATGATTTTACAATACGAGATACTAATGGTGATAAAATATTTTCTGTTACTGAAATTAAAGAGGTTAATGAGACTGGATTAGGTATAGAAGGCGATGTTCTTAGAGTAACCGCAAATGGAACATTGGAATTTGGAGAAGCATCTCCTCCTCTAGAAATTACCGAATCGCAAATATCCGGTAATACAGTTTCTAAAGTTGATCATATAACCATTAACACAGATGATGGATTTTACTTAGAAGAAGGTCAATCTAGTGGTTCAGTGATTTTAAGATCAAACATTCTTGATCAAATTAGTCCTTTAACATCAGGTTCCTCTGGATCCGCAGGCACTTCGGGAACTTCAGGTAGAGATGCTAGTGCAGGAACTTCCGGTTCATCAGGATCGTCAGGAACGTCAGGCATTGATGGTTTATCAGGATCGTCAGGAACGTCAGGCATTGATGGTTTATCAGGATCGTCAGGAACGTCAGGCATTGATGGTACATCAGGAACATCAGGCAGTGTCGGATCATCAGGAACATCAGGATCATCAGGAACATCCGGTTTAACAGGCAGTTCAGGATCATCAGGAACATCCGGTTTAGCAGGTAGTTCAGGATCTTCAGGAACATCAGGATCATCGGGCAGTGCAGGATCTTCAGGAACATCAGGATCATCGGGCAGTGCAGGATCTTCAGGAACATCAGGCAGTGCAGGATCTTCAGGAACATCAGGATCAACAGGTAGTGCAGGTACTTCTGGATCATCAGGTAGTGCAGGATCTTCTGGCACATCCGGATCAACAGGAACATCTGGGTCATCAGGATCATCTGGTAGAGATGCCAGTGCAGGTTCTTCTGGTACATCTGGAACATCAGGTAGTTCTGGTACATCTGGAACATCAGGTAGAGATGGAAATTTTGGTGGGGCATCTTTCGAATACTCATATTCGACAAATAGTTCTCCAAGCACAGGAGAATTTACAGTTGATGATACCGCACTTTCTTCTTTAACAAATATAACAATTAGCGATAGTGATGCAAATAATACCGATTTACATGCATTCTTAAATGTAATAGCGAATTCTTCTAGCATAATAAAAGGTCATGTAAAAATTAGCAAAAAATTTCAAAATGAAATTTTTGTATTATTTGTTATTAATGACGCAGATTACTTACCTACACATACAACTCATGACATCGATGTAACAGTAGTTGAATCTTCATCAACTAATGGAAATTTACCTTTTAATTCAGGTGATGATTTAGTATTAACTTTTGCAAGAACAGGTGATAAAGGTGATGATGGTTCTTCTGGAACTTCCGGAACATCAGGTTCTTCTGGAAGTTCAGGAAGTTCGGGTTCTTCCGGAACATCTGGAAGCTCAGGAAGTTATGGAACTTCTGGTTCTTCTGGTTCTTCTGGTTCTTCTGGTTCTTCTGGTTCTTCAGGTAGTGCCGGATCAGCAGGTAGTGCTGGTTCCTCTGGTAGTGCTGGTAGTGCGGGTTCTGCGGGATCATCTGGTAGTACAGGAAGTTCTGGGTCATCCGGTACTTCTGGTTCAACGGGAACTTCTGGATCTGCAGGAACATCTGGAGTAGATGGTGATCGTTATGCTAGTTCATCTTCTACTAGTATTACCATTCCATCATCATTAGGCGGTTATAAGACAATTACTATTGGTACAGGTTTAGCTTATACTCCAGGACAAGAATTATTAATAGTCCATGATAGTTCGAATAAAATTATAGGTGAAGTTGTAACATATGTTGGTTCATTCGGTGTTCTAAATTATAAAGTTTTAAATTATAAAGGCTCTGGAACATATTCGGATTGGTCGATAAATTTAAATGGAAATCAAGGACCTTCTGGTTCTTCGGGAAGTGTAGGTTCTTCTGGAACATCCGGTTCTTCTGGATCATCAGGTAGAGATGCTAGTGCAGGATCCTCTGGATCATCTGGTTCTTCAGGAAGTGCAGGTAGTGCTGGATCATCTGGTTCTTCAGGAAGTGCAGGTAGTGCTGGATCATCCGGTTCTTCAGGAAGTGCAGGTAGTGCTGGATCATCTGGTTCTTCAGGATCATCTGGATCTTCAGGAAGTGCAGGTAGTGCCGGATCATCTGGTTCTTCAGGATCATCTGGAAGTGCAGGTAGTGCTGGATCATCTGGTTCTTCAGGATCATCTGGATCTTCAGGAAGTGCAGGTAGTGCTGGATCATCTGGAAGTGCCGGATCATCTGGAAGTGCAGGTAGTGCTGGATCATCTGGAAGTTCTGGTAGTGCGGGTTCCGCAGGTAGTGCAGGTAGTGCTGGATCATCTGGAAGTGCAGGTAGTTCAGGTAGTGCAGGTAGTTCAGGTAGTGCTGGATCATCTGGAAGTGCAGGTAGTGCTGGATCATCTGGAAGTACAGGTAGTTCAGGTAGTGCGGGTAGTTCAGGTAGTGCTGGATCATCTGGAAGTGCAGGTAGTGCTGGATCATCTGGAAGTACAGGTAGTTCTGGATCAGCAGGGTCAGCAGGTTCTTCTGGTAGTTCTGGATCAGCAGGGTCAGCAGGTTCTTCTGGTAGTTCTGGATCAGCAGGGTCAGCAGGTTCTTCCGGTAGTTCTGGATCAGCAGGGTCAGCAGGTTCTTCCGGTAGTTCTGGATCAGCAGGGTC